CAGCCGTCATACGTCCGGTGTAGATGAACTGCAGTGACTTACCGTTGCGAAGGCTACGGGTCTGCACAGTTCCTTTGGCGATGCAGGTGCTTTCGTAAGCTTTAATCATCTCACCACTGAACAGTTTCAGATAGGTGGCATACTTTGCATCGTAGTCAGCTCCGCCTTGAGTAAGACCCAAACCAGGAGTTTTGTTGATATTACCAACAGCGGTAATACCCATGTCGTTGTTATTAGAACCGTAGGTACGGGTTTGTCCCGTGTTCGATTCGGTGTAGGAGTTACCCTCTTGAGACCAAGCCATTGTTTTAAATGATAATGTTAATGTTTACTTGTCTCTAACGTTAGAAAATTTTTTGTGATATTTTTGTAGGTCTATCCCTACCGTCATGACGGCTAGAGGTATCGGCGTACCGGCTCTAACCAACGACCCACATGGGACTTGAACCCATGATACTACCGTGACAGGGTAGCGTGATAACCACTTCACCAGTGGGTCAGTAAGGGAGCCGAAGCTCCCGATAAGATCAACCGATCTCTTTATACACTACACCACGGTAGCGGAGTGCATCAGTATGATAGCGCTCAGCTTTCTTCTTCTGTGATGCAAGGAAACGAATGAGATTGATAGACATAGTAGTTCTCCGTAGACCCGTGCCCCGTTCCATGCACGGCAGAAATGCGTCCCATTGCTGGGATGAACGTACGAAGATTAGCCGATGGCAGGTGCCGTCAGCGCCACTGGTGTGGTCTCAGCAGATGCCAAGTCCAGTGGGAAGTTGTGGGCATTGCGTTCATGCATGACTTCCATGCCGAGACCAGCTCGGTTGAGGATGTCTGCCCACGTGTTGATCACATGACCATCACGGTCTTGGATCGACTGGTTAAAGTTAAAACCATTCAAGTTGAAAGCCATGGTAGATACACCAAGAGCAGTAAACCAGATGCCAACAACAGGGAAGGCTGCCAAAAAGAAGTGCAGACTACGGCTGTTATTAAAAGAAGCGTACTGGAAAATAAGACGACCAAAGTATCCATGAGCGGCTACGATGTTATAGGTTTCTTCCTCTTGTCCAAACTTATAGCCATTGTTATGTGACTCTTGTTCAGTTGTCTCACGAATAAGTGAGCTGGTAACAAGAGAGCCGTGCATAGCACTAAACAAAGCACCGCCGAAGACTCCAGCAACTCCCAGCATATGGAATGGATGCATAAGGATGTTATGTTCAGCCTGGAAGACCAGCATGTAATTGAACGTGCCAGAGATACCCAACGGCATTGCGTCACTGAAGGATCCTTGACCAAAAGGATAGACAAGAAAGACGGCACTCGCTGCTGCAACAGGTGCAGAGTAAGCAACGAAGATCCAAGGGCGCATCCCTAGTCGATAGCTAAGTTCCCACTCTCGTCCCATGTAAGCATAGATGCCAATGAGGAAGTGGAAGACTGTGAGCTGGAACGGACCCCCGTTGTAGAGCCATTCATCAAGTGAACTAGCTTCCCAAATTGGGTAGAAGTGTAGTCCGATGGCATTGCTGCTCGGTACGACGGCTCCCGATATGATGTTGTTCCCATACATGAGGGAACCTGCGACTGGTTCTCGAATTCCATCGATGTCAACTGGTGGTGCTGCAATGAATGCAGTGATAAAACAAATGGTTGCTGCTAGCAGGGTAGGAATCATAAGGATCCCGAACCAACCAACATACAACCGGTTATTAGTGCTGGTTACCCAGCGACAGAACTCCTCCCAAGTGGAGCGGCTCTGTTGTTGTGAAATAATTGCGGTCATTTAAATTAAGAATGCATTGAACCGACCCACCCACCGCATAAGTTTACTTCTTGATCTTCACACAGTTGTTGACGCGTGTGCCGCCTTTGACTTTAGTACCAGACTTCTTATACCCCTTCCAACAGGAAGGATCCAGGCGAGTCTTGGTTGCCTTTTTCTTCTTAGCCATTAGCATTTCCATTTGCGAAGAGCAAGTGCCTTACGAGTAGGCTTACCATTCTTTTTCATTGGTCCTTTAACTCCTGACATCCTGGCACAGAAGGATTTCTTGCGAGATCCTCCGCCAGGTTGGGGTGCTTTCAGGTTAGAGCCTGTCTCTCTGTTGTACTTAGCGCGTCCAGCAGCAGTCAAGCCACCAGACCTTGATTTGTGTTTACCGATCTTCAGGCTGACTGATGGCTTGCTCATTTTTTCTTAGGCGGACGACCTTTCTTTGTACCGTATGTTCCTTTACCTTGTGGCATTACCAGACTCCGGGAATGATTTGACCAGTGAGTGCATAGGCACCGAGAGCCGCCATGACGCCAAGCATAGCGAGACGACCATTAAGCTTTTCAGCCTTTTCATTGTGAGTTTCAGTTACATCCATAATAGTCATAGGTGGTTCTTTTGCATAGAGGTTGGCGCGACCGCCATCTTCGATAACGTAAGTCATTAATAATTGATGTTAGATCGTTCGAGTTTAGAGAAGACATCCTGTCGATACGCTGGGTCACGGTCATACCGTGGGTCAGACATGGCTTGCACGACTTCCTGCTGACTGCGGAACACATCAGCCTGTGGCTGTGCTGCCTTACCAGTCAACATCTGTCCTTCAAATCCATTTTGTTTCTCGTACTCAGCCTTGAGTCCTGCGACTGCCAGCTGAATCATACGGAGGTCTCCTGTCTCAACGATGTTATCATAAGCAGTGATGAAGCTATCGTCAAGTGATTGAGCTGCCCATTGTGTGAGCTGATCATAACTTTCCTCTCCACCTGCCATGTTTCTAATCTCATTGGCTTGTGAATCAGTCAGGTCTTGACTTTTAGGTTGCTGACCCTGCATAGAAATGTAAGCAGAGATCAGCTCATTGCTGTCTAGCTTACTCAGTTCTTCCAGGGTCTCGGCGCTAACCTGTCCATCATTAGCATAGAATTCTTCTGATGCTTTGTTCAGTAGTTCAAAGTTAGGGTTCTCTTCTACTTCTTCTTCGGCGGTTTGCTCTTCTTGCACCCGCACTTCGTCTGTTTCAGATTCATTGGATTCTCCAAGTTTCTTTTGCAGTTCGATGTAGGCTTGTTCCAATGCTTCTGCATCTTTGAACTTACCTGCTAGCATCTGTTGTTGTTCAGCTTCAGCCTGTTCGCCTATGGCGATGGCTTCCTGTTCCTCAGGAGAGAACTCAGGCTGATCAGCTGGGGTGGGATCATACGTCAGTGTAGCCATTAGCAGTTTCTACTTTAAGTTTACCGAGACCAACGGTCTCAACATAGTTAGGTGACCTACCCAATGTGGGTGTGCCTACCTTAGGTTTTGGAGCATACTTATTAGGCTCCGGTGTCTCCACCTTAAGCACTGGTTTTTCAGTGGGTGGGTGTTCGACAGTCTCAGAGGTGCGGGGTGCCTCAACCGTATCAGGCTTGCGGCGGGACCTGCGCCTCTTCGGTGTCGGGTTCTCCTGTGCTTCCATTCAATAACTCCGGGTTTTTACTTGGATCCATCATCGGTGCACCTGCAAGTTGACCAGCTTGATCCATGAGGGACTGTTGCTGAGCCATCTGTGCTTGCTGCTGCTGCTCTTGCTGTACATCACTGACACTCTTGACGAGGTTCAGATAGTCAATGCCTTGTGCTGCTGCCAGACGCTTGATGTATTCATCAGGATTGATGAACTTAGCTAGGGTCTCAGGACCCATAGTCTGTGCAATGGTTGTGATGAATTGAATTAGTGATTCCCTGTCTTGACCACGACCCAGTGCATTTACACCAGCCACGATTTCAGGTCTCACAATACCTTTGGGTAGCTTAGGTAGTTGGTTACTGCGTTGCAGCACCATCAACGTACGCTCAAGGTATGGTTTGAGGAACTCATCAGTCAGCAGGGAGAACATGCCACCCAGCTGCTGCTCTAGTTCCAGTTGTGTCAGCCGCACTTCCTCAGCGGTAGTACGTTCTGACTGTCGGATGTTCAATACCATGAAAGCATCCGAGATGCGCTGACCTAATTGATTAGCCATATCATAGGCAGTCTTAAAGTCAGCTGTCTTGCCCACCTGCACAACCTGCACATCATCAGGTCTACCCTGGATGATTGCACCGTTGCCAGCTTGCGCTAGAGTCTGTGGTTTGGTAGTGCTAGAGGGAGAGACAAGGAAGACAACCTTAGCGGCTGCTGCAGAGCCTTCAATCAATGCCTGAGAGAGTGCTTCGAGTGACTTGAGATCACCAAGGAACTCCTCTACTCTACCACGACCATATGCTTCACCATCAAAGGAGACGAAGCGGAGAGGTAGCCATGGACTAGCATTCTTAGGCGCGGTACTTCTGCTATCAGGTAGTGTCTTATCTAAACACTCTTGATACCATGTCCAACGTCCATTTTTCTTGTCCAATTTGACGTGTGTATACACTTCCACGTCATCATCCTCAGTGCCTGCGCCCGTGCGACCATTCAAACCACCGCCAGCACTGACTTCGTTTGGTTTGGTTTCTGCTGATGCAGGGAGATCGACAAGCTTACGATTGATAAGTTCTTTAGTTACAATCTCAATGACATTGCCATTACCATCGCGCTCCAGAACATATCGATTTAGTGGGAAGTTTTTAAGACCATCCTTACCCATAAAGATAAGGCTGTTACCAGCAACAATAAGATGTTTCATTGCCTGGTGAATAACCACACGATCATTAGATGAGTTGATGAAAGCCATCACCATACGTTCAATCTTACTGAACGACAGGTCAATCTCACTTCTGATTTGTGGGTCTAGTTCCTCACCAATTTTATCATCTCTAACTTGTAGCTTAAAGAAGGTAGTCTGCGGTGGCAGTAGTGCTAGCATCAATTTGGATGCCAACGTTACGACTGCCTTTGCACCGACT